TAATATTTAAACAGCTCGACACTAATTTTATGTGATAGGACTAGGGTATACTATGTCTGATTATATTAATAATCGGATTTATCAATAGGGTGGGGTATGTCAAATTGCGATGATTGGAATCTGAAAGCGTCACGATGCCCAAAAGCGGCAGAAGGATTTGAGCCGTATCACAAATGGATTCCTGCCGGATATGTAGTAACACCTTCCAGCAAAACCCTAACAATGGTTGTATGCGGAATATGCTTCCATGAAGTAAACCTCTCAGAAGCATTTCAGCATAGGGATTGCTTTAAAGAACCTAAGAGCGAATAAAGTCTTGATACTTTTTAATACTGTCTTCTTTTTTTGCTTTGCCCTTCTCGGTGTTGTAATACTTTTTGTAATAATCCCACATCCCATCAACGTCTTTCGCATCAGGAAGATTGCCCGGCATCCGAAGGTAATGTATTCGCGCCATAGCCGTGGCAAAATGTAAATCATAAATCATGCGCTCCACTTCGGGAATCTTATTGCAGCCATAGTGAATGGCCATAAGGGTAGCCAATTGGTTGCGTGCGCGTATATAGTTAACCCATATGTCCGTGTAAGTATTTGGCTCCATTTGATAAATACCAACTGCTGGCCCTTTTACTTGCTGCAAGTATGTACCGCCCAAGGATTCGGCAGCGCAAGTAAATACTAGTAACTCTTCGGCATTCTTTGAATAGAGTCGAAGTTTTGACAAAACTGGTTCTACAATTAAACTACGGAATTGTGAGCAATCTAGCATGACATTTATCCTTAAACGTAAGTGTTGTGTTATATTAAACCATATGAAAGGGAATTTCATTTATGTCGAAGATTGACGCAAAAGAACTGTATTTGCAATTCAAACGAGGCGACAGGGATTACAAAGAAGAAATCCACTGCCCTATGATACTCGAAGTAATGAACAATGAAGGCACGATGACTGCTTTTTGTAAGAAAGCACAAATCAGCGACGCCCTATTTTACAATTGGATTAAGAAGTATAAACTGTTCGCACGATGTTACGCTTACAGTAAAATTTTATCAAAGAGTAATTGGGAAGAGGAAGGTGAGCGCGGCAAGGATGAAGAGTTTTTTAACTTTGATTTCTGGCGTCTTACTGGCGCACAGCGTTACGGCATTGGCAAGAACCGAGTTCGGTTTGGCATCAATCCTAAATCCGATCCCTATAAGCAATACCAGCAGTTAGTTGAATTGGCAAACCAAGAAGAGTTTTCGGCCTCCGAGGTCAAGCAACTCATGGAGTCAATCAACGTAGGCATTAGAGCATTTGAATCATTCAAGTTACAAGAAGAGCTTGAAAAGGTTAAGGAAGACGTATTACGGATGGGGGTCCACAGTGCCAACAATTCTGTCTCAATTGAGAAAGCTGCAAAAACAGATTAATATTCCATATGCGATTCAATTTGTTGATCGCGAAATCTTAGAAACGGAGTTTCAAGCGAAAGTTATCTATGTTCACATTTGGATTTAAGGGAGATTAAACCAATGAGCAAATTATCAAAATGGCTAAAAGGCGCAGAAAAAGCAATCTCTAACGCCATTCCTCATCAGCATTCAGCAGACAGACGCGCGGCCAATCAAGCCGTAGCCGAACAAATCGATTTTTATCAAAAACAAAAAGCCGACATGGCCGAAGAGAAAGAGCGTGTAGAAGGTGAGCGCAAAACTGAAAAAGAAAAAATAGACAAAAAGCAAATAAAAAGCGCAAGACGTGCTTATCGCGCTCCAGGCTTTTTGGACGAAGTAAGCGAAGGTTATAGCAATACCCTTGGATAAGGAGTATGTATGAAAAGCTTGACGAAGAACTCGATGTACAGCATGAAAGGATTAACGGACATTGCGCAACCTGTGCGATTGGGTGAGCAGAACTTGGACGTTCAGATGTCATATAATCCAATGGTGCGTGAAATGAACCAGATGAAGACCATGAGTCAGGTTCAAAATTACGCAGCATCAAAAGAAATGGCTACTCAAGGGCGCACGGACATGCGCGGGAACGTATCGGGGTATTCTGATACATTAGGTTAATACAAGGACGCACATGTATATACGCTACATGGAACCAGTAGCCAGTCTTGAAGAGGAATTAATCCCTCAAAAGACTTGGCAGTTATTTATGAAAAGACGTGGCAATGCGCAGCAAGTAGCCGACCTTTGGGCATCTTTACTTGAAGCGTGCTATTACTATGCTGTTCCTTATCGTAACCGATTTTATAGACCAAAAGAGCAGCAAGGTGAATTCAAGGGAACACGAATTTACGACACGACTGCTGTGGAAGCCACTAAAACTTTCGTATCCAAACTTCACGACGCCATGACACCACCACAAGTACAGTGGGGTTATCTGGATATCGATGAAACATTTGATGCCGAAGAAGACATTGACCGCAATAGCATTCAGGAAATGTTAGACAATTACATGCGAAAGCTATTTGTCTACATTCATGAATCAAACTTTGATGTGGTCATTAACGAGTGTTACTTCGATTTGGCAATTGGAACAAGCTGCTTAGTGATAAATGGATTTACCGATGAGCAGCCCCTTTTATTTAGCTCAGTGCCTATGGACAAGCTCGCCATTGAAGAAGCAATGACTGGGCGTGTTGAATCATGGTATCGGTATTGGGAAGACGTAAAAATAAACGAAATCCAAATACGATGGAAAAATGCCAAACTTACCCCTGAAATGATTATGATGGTGGAAGACAACCCCGATGCCACCATTCAAACTTTATACGAAGGTGTGATGTACATGCCTCACCGTAAGAAGCCTTATATCTACATGGTAGGAAATGCAGAATGCCCTATCTTGTGCGAAGAATTTGAGACGAACCCTGGCATCGTATGGCGATTCCAGAAAGTAAACTCCGAAGTTTTTGGTCGCGGCCCAGTCATGGATGCACTACCTTCAATTATCTCTTTGAACGAACTCGCTCGAATTGAGTTAGCAGCGGCCAATCTAAACACGTTCAAACCTTACATGGGGTTCTCTGATGCGGTATTCAATCCACATACATTTAAGCTTGAACCGTTTACGGTCATACCTATTGCGCCTATCGGCAGTGGTGGCTCCCCTCCTCTCATACCTCTACCTGATTCCAGTAATCCTCAATTCTCACAATTGACGATTATGGATTTGCGTAATCAGATTAAGACGTTGCTCTTTAATGACGTAAACCCCAATGAAAGTATTCAACCTGAAACAGCGGCAGCCGTGATGATTCAGCAACAAAATTTGGCCCAACGAATTGGACCTTTATTCTCACGTTTACAGCAAGAGTTTCTATGGCCTGTGATTAAACGGTGTTCTTTTATTCTCGACAAGATGGGCTTGCTACCTGCACCTAAAATCAAAGGGGTAAAGATAAATTTCCGATACCGTTCACCATTGGCATTGGCTAAAGGACAGCAGGATATTGCACGCTTTACTCAGTACTACCAATTGATGCAAGGCGTATTTGGCCCTGGTCCGGCGCTAATGTATATCAATCCAGGACTAGCTCCATACTTAATTGCCGAGCAAATGCAGGTTGACTCACGATATTTAAACTCACCCGAAGATGTTCAAAGAGCCGCGCAGGATGCGCAGAATATGCAAGATGACATGATGTCAAACCCTGATGGACAAGAACAACAACCCCAAGGAGCACCAGCGCAATGACGGAAGAAAATCCTTATTTACAACAAGAGAATTACTTTGAAGGTTATCAGAAAAAAATTGATGAACTTAAACTGCGCCCTGATGTGGTGGAGTTGGACAAACTTTGTTATTTTGTGTTCCAGAGTGAGGATGGGAAAAAGCTGCTTAATGAATTTGTCGAACGCTACTTGTTGCCAGGCTTTGTTAATCCAGCAATGCCAAACGCAGGTCATGCGGCACTCTATTACGAAGGGTTCAAAGAGGCGTTTAGATTAATCCGTGGAAGCATTAAAGCCCACGAACAAAGAATCGAAGCGGAGAAACAATCAACATGAGTTTACTAGATGAAGGCACTATTACCACACCAGATACAACTCCAGAAGATAGCGGAACAACTGCGCCAGAGGCAGCAGACACCCCTAACTGGTTCTGGGATGAAAACACACCAGGACATGGAGAGCGGCCCCAGTTCTTGCCTGAGAAATATAAATCAGTCGCAGACGTTGCCAAAGCCTATAAAGAACTAGAGTCGCGTCTAGGAACTGCCCCTAAAGAGTATGATTTCTCCAAGGGTGAAAGCTGGATAGAACCAGACTATGAGCCATTTCATGAAATGGCTGAGTTTGCCAAATCCAAGCATGTGCCACAAGAGGTGATGGACAAGTTCCTTGATACGGTTGGATTGTATCTGGACGAATTTAAGCCAGACATGATGGAAGAAAAAGCCAAGCTAGGTGAAAATGCTACTGAACGTTTGCAGAAATTAAATAACTGGGCACGCTCTAATTTAACCGAGCGAGCTTTTAATGCGTTAACGTCTGGTATGAGAACGGCTGAACAGATTGAAGCTCTTGAAGAAATCAGGAACAAGATGCTTGGCCAAACCTCTTTAGTACCAGGTGGCAATGCGTCTGTTTCAACAGGTGGCATGACGCTTGAAGAATATCGGTCTGAGTTAAATACCAATTACACAAAATACAAAACAGACCCAGCGTACCGAAAAGAAATGGAGAAAAAACTGGAATCGATTGTTGGAAGATAGCATGCCAATAGGGTGGGCTTTACATTGCAATAATTGTTTACTACACTAATAGCAAATACGAACAGGACACCTCTCACAGAAGCCCTAACGGACACCTTCAATACGTGATAGCCCTAATTAGTAATTAGCTACGATTTGCCGACTTCGGCAAGACTTTCTTAATTATTTGATGAGGGATTATCATGTCAATGTCACTTACTGCTGTACAACAAACAGACTTCGATGAGTTAGTAAAAGCTGAATACCGCTCTAAAGGTTTTTTGCTTCGAGACTCCGTTCGTTTAAAAAATAATGTTATCGGTGCTTACGAACAGTTTCGTAAAGTAGACCAAGTAATTTCTGTTCCTACTGCTTACTTAGCTGCTGTTACCATCCAAGACCCTGACTACACCAAGGTTACTTGCTTAATTCAAAAGTACACAACTCCTACTGCGGTAGATACTGTACAAGAGTTAACCGTTAACTTTGATGCTAAGATGGAAAACGCCATGTTGGTAGGTCAAGGTATGGGTAGACGTTCTGACCAAATCATCATTGATGCTTTGGCTGCTGATCCAGGCGATACGATAGTTGATGGTGGAACTAACTTTGATTATGAGAAGTTTACTCAAGTGTATGAGTACTTTGAAAACAATGCTGTTCCTAAAGGCGAGCGTTGGATTGCGTTGAGTGCGAGTAACGTGCGTTCCTTAATGCAAGACGATCAATTCGTTTCTACTTTCTACACTGAAAATCGAATACTTGACCGTGGATGGGTATTGGATTATTTGGGTATTAACATGGTGACAATCCCACAGATGACTGAGGGTGGTCTTCCTAAGACTGGCGACATTCTGACTGCGCTTGCTTGGCACAAAATGTCTACTGGTATGGCGATAGGTCATGACTTTAGAACAGAGATTAACTACTTGCCAGACAGAACTTCTTGGTTGGTAAACGGTATTTTTTCTGCTGGCGCGGTGGTCATTGACCCTCGTGGTGTTATCGCAATTGATTGTGACGAATCCGTCTAATTTAGGGAGAAATTAAAATGGCTTTTGCAGAAAATAGATTTGTGCGACAAACCTCAGCATATAATGCTGGACAAATTACAACCACTTTTAACCCTGAATCTGGCGCGGTGATTGAGAATGGTCCAGCATGGTTTACTTACGCCTCAGCAACAGATGCCCTGGCTACCATAGTAGCGGCTAACTACTTTGCTGATGTGGTTTATATGTTATCAGTCAATGATCGTATAGATATTACTGGCTCAGATGCATCAGGGATTTATATTGTAGCTACTGTTGACAGGGATTTAGGAACCATTACGCTTGTTTCATACTCAGCAGCGGCTGTAGTAGGAACTGCTGATATTCAAGATGATGCAGTTACTACTGCAAAAATCGCTGATGATGCGGTAACTACAGCTAAGATTGCTGATGGTGCTGTGACTGCTGCAAAGATAGGTGATTTAGAAATTACCAATACGGATGTAAGTGCATCAGCAGCCATTGCATTTAGTAAACTAGCAGCTCTTCCAAGTGCTGAACTACTGATTGGCTCTGCTGGAAATGTAGCAACGGCAGTGGCAGTTACAGGAGATATAGCCATAACCAATGGTGGTGTGACTTCCATTACAGCAGGCGCAATTGTAAATGCTGATGTAAGTGGTTCTGCGGCAATTGATTACAGTAAATTAGCCCCGTTAGCGAGCGCAAATATGCTTGTTGGATCTGGTGCTAACGTTGCCACCTCTGTTGCAATTACTGGTGATGTGACCATTTCCAATGCTGGTGTAACAGCAATTGCCGCTGATTCAATTGTTAATGCTGATGTTAATAGTGCGGCTGCAATTGCATACAGTAAATTAGCTGCACTACCAAGTGCTGAAATACTGGTTGGTTCTGCTGGAAACGTAGCTACTGCCGTGGCTATGAGTGGCGATGTGGCAATTGCAAATACTGGTGCCACAACCATTCAGGCCGGAGCTGTAGACAAAGCAATGTTGGCAGCAACTGTACGTCCAAGTCATATGATTGTTTTTGCAGGTCAGGAAACAACTGTAGGCGGAGCGGCAGCAGAAGCATTCACAGTAACTGGTGCGGTTGGTGCTACTGATACAGCATTTGTACAAATGGTAGATCAAGGAACTGGCGTAGTAACTGCATTAATCGCTGTGGTTACCAATGATACACTTACTGTAACATTCAGTGCTGACCCACAAAATGACGCGATATTTAACTATCAAATCATAAGAGCCACTTCTTAAGGAGCAAGATATGGCTCAGTCAAAAGAGAGTATTGTTAGCAATGCAATCAGTTTGCTGGGCCATGCACCTATTGTAAGCTTTGAGGGTGGCGACCAAATGGTTGTTGCCGCAGAGCAAGCCTTTGACATGCTATTACCTGCGGTTCTTGCCCAAAATAACTGGCGATTTGCAACCCAGATACAACAGCTTTCTGAATCCGTTGAAGTGCCACCTACTCCTTGGAAAACAATTTATTTGCTTCCAGCAGGATGGCTTAAAACGATTCGCGTTTATCCCAATGTTTATGTTTGGGATATTTATGAAAATTCTAAAATTTATGCGCAGTTTCAGGGTGAATGGTTCATGGAGTACATCTTCATGCCCGATGTCTCGAAACTTCCGGCTCATTTTGTCCAATATTTCGTTTACGAGATAGCTGCTTATTTAGCATTGGCGAGCGCAGAACGCCCCGATTACTACAATCCACTTGAGGCCAAGCGAGTATCAGCATATGCCCTGTGCGCAGCGGTTGAGGCTCAGAACCGTCCTCAATTCACACAGGCCACATTCCCTGTTCTTGCTAACCGAAACCTTGGCACTATTATTGGCAATCAAGTTGGTTAAGGATGACAAATGGCACACATACTATGGTCGCAGGACTTTTTTGCGAAGGGCGAATTATCGCCTTTAATGTATTCACGAGTTACTCTGCAAGCCTATTACCAAGGATTAAAGCGCGCTAAGAATGTGATCTGCTACCCACAAGGTTCGGCTGGTAAACGATTTGGCACAGTTTACTGGGCAAGCATCAGTGGTGTTACCAATTACAGTCAAACCTATTTCAAAGCATTTCAGTACTTAAACGAGTGCTGCTATCTAGTGCTGTTTCGCGGTGGCTTTATTGATATATTCCTTGAAGGTCAGTTAATGGCAACCGTTGTAAGCCCAATCCTTGCCGATGAAGTTCAGTTAATAGACCACACTATCCTTGAGAATCGCTTTCGAGCTACCACAGGAATCTATCGACCTAAAGATTTAACGCGCTCACCCAATGCGTCTGTGGCTATTACTGGATTCACCGCAACAACGCTTGATGTAGTTGGGCCATTTACTGCTGATACTTTTTTCCCTGTGCGTTTTACCGCAGTGGCTATGCCCACAACTACACCACAAATACATGCAAATAGAACTTATTTTATTCGATTCATAACCACCACTTCATTTAGTGTTTACACCACGGCTCAAGATGCCGCATTAAATGAAAATGCCTATGTCATAGGAAGCGCAGGAACAACCACCAATGTCATTATTCAAAACACATGGGCTTTTGCCGATGTTACGTTCAGAAATCTACCGCAATTTGACTTTAGTGGCGGCTATGACACTTCGGCTTTTACCCCTGCTGCCACTACAGGTTATGGGATTATTATTACACGAAGCGCAGGTGCTTTTAATTTCACTGCAAAATATGTAGGTGGAGCGTTCCGAGGCAATGGCGGTATAGCCAGAATCACAGCCACCAATGGCACGAATCAGGCAACGGTAGATATTATTCAAGCCTTTAATTCAACCAGTGCTATTCCTGGTACTCAGTCTTTAATTACTGAACCTGCGTGGTCTGATACCCAAGGATGGCCGCGCAAATGCTCGTCATTCCAAAACCGTGCGTTCTTTGCCAATACCGACACATTGAGCAACGGCTTATGGGGTTCGGTATCGAATGACTTTGATGACTTTGATGATTTAGCAGATTCGGATGATGACAGTGCTATAAGTTGGTTTCCTACTTCAGACACAGTAAACTACATTCAGTTTATTGTGCCATACCGAAGTTTAACGGTTCACACAAACTCTGGCGTGTACTCAACGCCTTTGTCGATTGAGACAGTAATTACACCTAATAATTTCTCATTAAGCTTGCAGGACTCAACCGCTTCCGATGTGGTTCAGCCTCAAGGCATTGATAATCAGATTATTGTTTTGTCGGGTAATGATGCGCACAGTTTGCTTTGGGATGGCTTTAATAATGCTTATACGTCCAACATCATATCAGTTGCCAATGAGCAATTAATCAGAACGCCAATTGACGAAGCCCCTTATACAGACAGGGTTCGGGCAGGTTCGCGGTACATGTTCATTGTAAATGCCGATGGTACGATGGCAATTTACCAATCCTTAATTGGTGAAAACGTATCAGGCTTTACCGATGCGGAATTAGAACAAAGCTATGGTAATGCGTACTTTAGAGCCGTGACTTCTAACTTTGATGGCAGAGCATGGTTTTTGACAGAGCGTCAAATAGCGGTTAATGCGGCACTCGTGGCCTTGACTGGCAATACAGCAGACACTTTTACAGCAGTGGCTTCTAATTTTTCAACAACGTTGCCTACCTCATGGAAGTTATCTGGTGCAGGTACACCTCCTACCACATCACCTCAAATAGCGGCCAGTGTTTATTATTGGGCAATTGGTGTAGATGCCAATACCTTCTATGCCTATTTAACTCAAGAAGATGCCGCAGCAGACACTAACCGTATTCAAATAACTGATTTCGGTGTGGGTGAAACTATTGAGCCGTGGCCTTTGGAAACTCAATTTTTTATTGAGCAATTAAGCTTTGATGCCTATATGGATTGCACAGGATATTATTCAGGAACACCAACGGACACTATTAGTAGTCAAAATAGATTCAACTCGCAAGACATTCTAATGCAAGGTGATGGCTATGGATTTGAAGATTTAGTCGGTGACAATGCCGCATCAGGCGATATTGAATTTATAGCACATGGTGTGGCAACGGAAGTTTCAGAAGCACAATACGGATTCCCAATTAATGTGGAAATCACACCATTACCCATTTCATTATCAATGACAGGGAATCCCAAAAGCTCAAATTTAATTGATACCAAGCATTTACGCTTCGTAACATTTCTTTTTGCTGATACGATTGGTGGTACTATAACACAAGATAATTTAACATTTCCTATCGCCATGAAAACGCTGATTCAAAATCCTCCTGGATCTCCACCTGTAGCACAAACAGGCGCATTTGAAATATCAGTATTTGGCGGCTGGGATGATTTTAATAAAAGCAGTTTTACCATCAACCACACTGAACCGTTTGGCATGAAGCTGACAGGAATATTCTACAAGGTAGACGCATAAAAGGAGATTAGCGAATGGATCCAATGACAGCCTTTTTACTAGCAATGCAAGCAGCAGGTCTGGTATCAAGTGTCTTCGGAGCTAAGTCACAAGAGAAGTATATTAAACTTGGACGTAAGCTTGAGCAAGAACAATACACTACCAATCTTGAAGCCATTCGCCTTCAAAGTGCCGATGCCTCACTCGATGAAATGAAACAACTGCGTCAAAATATTGGCTCACAAATTGCCATACAAGCAGCCCGTGGCAATCGTGGTGGCTCTAGTTATTCTGGCATCAGCAAATCAGTGAACACCTTTGATAACGATGAACGCAAACGCCGTATGAATCTTTTAGCGGCTGAATCAGAACTGCGTGCCAACCATGTGCTTTCAGGTCTACATAGCCTTCAATCAGAAACCCAATTAGGTCAAAGCTTAACAAAAGACTTTCTAAACACATTGCAAACCACATCCCTTTTAAAGCCCGGCATGGTAGGCAACAAAACTCCGAAAGAAAATAAATGGGTTAATCCTGACAACTTCTCTTGGGGGTATTAATGGCTACGCAACCAATTCCTGAATTTGACTCACAAGTTAAATTAAATGCAACCGTAGGCAATGCGCCTTACGCACAATCCTTTGACAACATGGCATTAACTCCAGATACGCTTGGGCAAATAGGCTCAACCCTTGCCACTAATGCCTCTATGGAGTTAGCCAAGAGGCGTGGCATACAGGCTGGCCTTAACCCTTCTGGTGAAGTACTTCCTCCGCTTACTGGTGCTGATAAAGCATATATTGATGCTTACCAAAATCAAGCCCATGCTACGCTATCAAATCAAGGGCAAAAAGTTATTAATGAAGCCGATGAAGCTTTGTCTAAATTAAATAAAATAGGACAAGGGGATATAGCGCAATACCAACAAACAGTTCAAAAAAGTTTGGATGATATTTTGCAGCTTGCCCCTAATGATACAAAAGTATCTTTGTTTAATTCGTTTAACCAAGAGCTAACATCTTCTATTCATAATTATCAAACGAGACTTATAGGCCAGCAAAAGGCTGAGCAACGAGCCAATTCTGATTTGGCGATAAGCACTGCCAATCAAAATGTTCATAATGCTTGGCTTGATGGAAATGTAGAAAAAGCAGCTCGGTTTTTAACCGAACAAACCAACCAGATTTCAAAAGCTGTAAGTGCTGGCATATACAGCAAATCTAAAGGCGATGCTTTAAAGAAATCGGCTGGATTAAATTATCTTAGCTCTGAACAAATTCAAAATGGTATTAAAGCTCATAATGAGGGCAAAGGTGCGCAATGGCTTGAATCTTTAGTTGAGCCATCTAAGAAACCTAAAAATATTAGTTGGTCAGATTGGGAAACGGTTGGCAATAATGCCAGAAAATATTTAGCTAATAGAAAACTGTTTACAAAACAAGCTTCTCAAACAATTGCAAGTCAAGGCTATTTAGATATAGCAAACCAGGTAATGACATCTGAAAAACTCGCTCAGTATCAAGAAGATCTCAAAGAAGAACCACGGTTATTTAATAATTTGGCAATAGCATTTGCCCATATGAATCACTCCGGTTCTAGTAAAGCCGCAGCGCAGGCAGAGTTATCCGCTAATTGGCAAAATAATGATTACATGAAAACGGCCTCAAATGATGCAATTAATAAATCTTTTATGCAGCTTTCTAATTTATATCAAGAGAGGCAGCAAGCAAATGGCAATCCTATTTCTCAATCAGAAGCGCAATTTGTAACCGCTTCAAGTGCTGCTGTACCAGTTCCCTTGTATATCCAAAGTCTTCAAAGACAGGTTAGCTCTGGCATTCATGGACAAATGACCGAGGGGATTCATTATTATAACCGACTTAAAGAGTTGCCAGGAAATAAAGCGGCCGGATTTTTAAATGACCAAAAATCAGTTGCAATGAAAGAGAATTTTCAAAACGCTTTGGATGAAGGAAATACCGAAGAAGAAGCAGCAGCTATTGCTCAAGAAATTTGGAATCAAAAAGACAAGCCTGATGTAGTTAATTTTATACAGGCTCAGACAGATAGCGCACTTAAAACATTTGCTAATACAACTCCGGATAGTTATCAGTGGGCAAGAAATACACTAGACATACCTAGTGATGCGACAATTGAAAGTCCTGGTGGAATGGCAGCCCAGTTTCGCTCTTTATTTTCGACCAATATGAAAGTAACCAATGGAAATGTTGAAGTATCTAAAAAAGCAGCTAAAGAAGGAATGCAGCAAACCTTTGGCGAGACGTCTATTAATGGCATAAAAGGGTATATGCAATATCCTCCTGAGAAAATGATAGGGCTAGGAAAGGCAGCAGTTCCTTTAATGCAAGAAGATTTGTATCAGCAAATAAAGCCAGCAATTGAATTTAGCAAGAAAGCTTATGAAAGCGGGGCGCAGCCTTTTTATTATGAAATTGCTGAAAGACCTGATTACAAAGCTTATCGTGAGGCTAAAGCCAGACTGGATAAGGGCTTATCTGACCCCACATATGCTATTGATAAACAAGCAATCAATAAATTTTATTCCGGCGCACCCATCGTCATACACAAAATTTATCAGACTGGAAAAAAAGAAGAATGGACAACCTATCTTAAAAGCAATCCCAACCAAAGTCTTGATATAAAAACTGGTGAATTAATTGGCGGTTATGATATTGGATTGTTTGACAAAAAGTCTGGCGCACAAGATTCGTTATTTGGCGTTTTTCCTAATGGGCGCACTCACTTGAGCTGGAAGCCAAATACGCAATGGATACGTGAAAACTATTTATCTGTAGCAGGTATTGTTCCTAAAGACCCAAATATAACCAAGGCACAAGCAGCAGAATATATAAAAAATTATGATGAAATTGAGTACAAAAAAAGTTTCTCTTATCAATTAAATCAAATGGGAAGGGGCTTTAGCTAATGCAAGAAAAAACTGAAACTAAGCCCACTCAAGAAGATGTTCTTGAAGAAGCAGGATTTGTTAGTGACTCGCAAGAAGCGGTTGCTTTTGTACCAACGCAAATGCCTGGAGGGCCGCAGTCCTCTTATTCAAACCCATACCCTAAAGGCGTCCCACCATTTATTTATCAAGACCATGCTCAGCCGCAATACAGTACTCCAACTACAAGAAGCCCTGGTCAGTTTCTTAAGTCTGATGTTGGTTCGCCTGGCGGATTTGAAAACTTTAGACACGTATGGAAGAACTATAATGCGGGATTTCAAGCAGGAAAATTTCTTGTTAATGCTTTTTCTCCTAACCATTTGCTTGAAGATGTTCCAGATGGCTGGCGCGTAGAACCAGAAGATTTAACCGAATTTGATAGTAGATTTTGGTATGAACTAAGGACTGCTACAGGCCCTAAAGAACTTGAAGCACGTAAACAAGCAATACGTGACCAAACAAAAGAAGATGAATATTTTGCTAATGGCGGATGGTTTTCTTCTTTGGCAGGAGGATTGGCAGGGGCAATAACTAGCCCAGGAAGTCTTTATTCAATGAAGTTTTTAACCAATATCAAATACGCAACCGTTCCAAAGACTATGATGATGAATGCTTTATCATCAGCTCCGGCAATTGGTATTGAGTCCTTTGCAAGAAACTCAATGGTGCAAGCCAACAGGATTGGAGGAACACTTGAAGATGCCGCTTTTGATGCTGTTACAGATACGATTTTTGGTTCGGCATTAATGGGCGTAGGCTCCGGTCTTAGTAAAGTTTCTCATGATTTAAAGCTATGGGATGCTCGCAAAGCATTTAGCCTATACAGCAATAAAGGCATTAAAATTGATCCCGTGTTTAAAGATGGAAAATTAACAGGTGAAGTAACCTTTACTCCGGCTCCTGGGGAAAGTTTATCAGCCGCAGAAGTTGATTTAGCTAAGGCTTGGTATACAGAGCATATGGATAGAAGTGGATTATTTTCATTGCCTGTAGTTGGAAAAACTTTAGAAAAAACCATGAACATTCCAGGGCTACGTTCTCCGGCTATGGTAGCTGCGTCTAATCGGTTTACTGCGGCTAAACAATGGTTTAATAAAATAGCTGGCTCCCCTTTTATAACGGCAGGAGAGGCTCTAGGAATTGCATCTGAAACCCCAGCGCAACTTATAGCTATGCGCTATTCTGCTCAAGCTATGGATTTTACCCTATTTTTTCGCAAGCAATGGATGAAAGCCAATGGAATTGATGGAGATACTGCCTTTGCCAAATTGAAAAGTTTTAAACAGGCAATCTCAAGAGACAGGCAAATATCTGAAACTGACTTTGGAGCAGAGGCTTTAAAGATATTATCAGACGAAACATACCGCTCCGAGTATTCAGAGGCCCATGCTGTAGCCGACCAAATGCATAATACGTTTGTTCAAATGAATGAGATATACAGCAACCTTACTGGTCGACCAATGTTTAAAAACCCACGTAATGCGTGGCGTTACTTTCCAGTTAAAGATAATGTTTCTGCTATGGTTAACAGACAAGATGTTTGGGAAAAGATTACTTCGGATGCTTTGGCTAATCAAGATAAGTTAATAACAGAAATAGAACGCCCAATTGAAAATTCTCGTTCAAGAATAAAACAGTTACGAGAACTAATTAAAACAACAGATAAAAACGATCCAAAAATTAGAGATTATAAAAATCAATTATCTGGAGCTAAAGGATTGCTTGAAAGACAACTAGAAGATTATAACTCTAAAATCGCCAATAACATGGATTATGGAATACTTCTCGAAGAACGCAACCCAATGAGTGGTGAAGAAAGAAAACAGCTTAGATCGCTTCTTGAGCCTGTTAAAAAGCAAAAGGCAGTTATTGATAAACACCAGCAAAAAGTTGATGAGCTAAAATTAGAAAGAAAATCTATTTCAAATAAAAAAGATTTTTTAGAAAAAAGAAAACAATTGGATAAAGATATAACTCTTGAAGAAAATAGATTAAAACTTGCACAAGAAGCACATGAACAGATGGAAATGGATTTACAGGAACGTGCCTTTAATAGAGAAATAAGCCCTAATCTTTTTATGGAAGATGGTTATGAAGTTAAATTTCATAATCCTGATGAACATCCAAAGTTACGCAGACCATTTAAAACGGAAAGAGAACGAATTATTGCAGTAAAGGCTATGTGGGAAACTCGAATGAACCTGTCTCCTAATGATATAGTCTCTAGTGTGTTTCATCATTTTAGCCCACATGTCTCAATGCCTAATTATTTTAAACAACGAACACATATGGTTCCAACATCTGTATATGTAGAGCATGGATTTCAAGATACTGATGTAGCATCGCTTATGACCAGTTATATGCAAACCGTTGGACGCTCTCTTGGGTTTATAGAAGCTATGCCTGAGTTTGCAACCACTCGTGGATTTGATGGCGCATTGCGTGGAATCAAACAAGAGTACGATAAAACTAAAAATGAATTTTTATCTAAACCAGAATCAACAGAGCGTTCAAAGCAATTAAAACAACTAGATTCAGATTACAAAAATGCCCGAAAATTTATGGAGCAAACCTATAACGCCTATTTTGGAATTCATGGTTCGGATATGGACACTACCGTGCGAGGTCTAACAACGGTTGCTAAAAACCTAACTGTTTCTGCTTTAATGGGTGGTGTAGTTGCTTATCAGCTTCAAGAACTTGGTGCAACCATGATGAAGCATGGAATAATGAATACATTGAGTGCGGGTTTAAAGCCTATGATTCAATCTTTGTTTGAGCGTGTTCGAATGTCTAAAGGAGAACATTTAGAGCAATGGCGTAACAATGCGGCTCATGTGGGGCTTGCTCTCAATACGGAATTAAATGCGCGAACCGGAAAATGGTTTAATCCAGGCGTAATGAATGAACCCCCTGGAAATGCGATGCTTAGTATTGCAATAACTTCCAGTGAAAAATTAGCCCATTACTCCATGAATTTCTTTGGTGTTAATTTGTTGCAAAATATCAATCAACGATTAGCAGCTAATACATTTCAATCAAGAGCCATGAAGGCTATGTCAGACCATTTAAAAGGCACATTAAGCAATGAAGAACGAATTGCTATGGCACACTATGGATTAGATGTTGGACAAGACGCAGAATTATTTATTAACCAAATGAAAGATGCTGGTGGCTGGGTTAAAGGGGCGCAACACCAATCCATGTATTGGCGGTGGTCAGATAATGAAGCTAAGATTAAAATGGGTGACGCTATGCGTCGCGCGGTTCGTGATACTGTAGTTGATACCGATGTTTTTTCATCTCCCTATTGGACAAGAAATCCTCTACTCTCTTTGGTATTTATGTTTCATGGATGGGCGTATAATGCGTTTAACCGTTATGCAGTTCCTATTATGCAAAGGCCCCAAGCAGAACAAGTGCTTGGGGCTACCATGATGGTAGGACTTTCTATGATAAGTCCTGCAATATTAAGGCTTGCAAATGGCAAAGATTTTTTCAAAGATGATGAAACCTGGTATCACGCAGCATTTGAAGGGCTTGAATATTCTGGCCTGCTTGGCCCAAACTGGGATATGTTGGCGCAAATAAATAAAGGGTTCGGGGATCCATTTTTTGAATCAACGCAAAAACGTTCAGGGTATGACCCTCATGGTTCTTTCTTCGGACCTGTAGTGGGAAATATTTTTAGTGTTGGTGATGCTCTTGGCCATGGAATTAAACGCGACATGAATCAAAGTGATTTGAAAAAACTATTTCGTATTATACCTGGTCGTTCACAATTAGCTGTAAGACAAGGATTTGATTATTTTATAGCACACTCAGGATTGCCCGAGAAAAGACCCAAATAAATTTATGCCGCACATATAGGTTCGCGCCTTGTGCGGCAAGTGTTATCTACTAACGAGGAAATTATAACATGAAAGAATATTGTATATATATGCTTACTTCACCAAGTGGCAAAAGGTATATTGGACAGACGTGTAATTTTGAACGAAGAATGAAGGCTCATAATTCAAGCCCAAGAAATACAGCAATCTATTTAGCAATAATTAAATATGGATGGGATGCTTTTAAAAAAGAAATTTTAATTAAAGGTCTTACATTGGAAGAGGCAAACAAAGCGGAAACGTCTTTAATTTTACAAAAACAGTCCTTGGCTCCAAATGGTTATAATTTAAATACTGGAGGCGATAAAAAATTGCCATCAGAAGAAACCAAAAAGAAGATGTCTGAGTCGGCAAAAAAAGTTAAACGAAGGCCACTTTCCGATGTAACTAAGGCCAGGATTTCTGCCTCTGAAAAAGGAAAGAAAGTTTCAGAAGAAACACGGATGAAATTATCTGAGGCTGCTAAGGCTCTTTGTATGGAAGACCAAGATAAAATAAAAAAGTTATGTGAAGCTGCAAAACTTGTTAACACTGGGAAAAAACGTCCTTTAGGATTAATGAAAAAATTACAAGAACACAATACTGGAAGAAAGAATTCCAAGGAAACCAAGTTAAAAATGTCGCTGGCTGCAAAAGGGAGAACAGCACATAATAAAGGAAAGCCTTGGTCAGAAGAAACTAAATTAAAAATGTCCGAAGCAGCTAAGCGGCGATGGAGACAGGAGGTCTAAAATGGTTCAGGTTGTGATTGATGATATTACCCCTAGAGAACAAATAATAGCCAGTGCTGGTCAGACTGTATTTAATACATTATATACTGCCGATGCCGCATCAGATATTGACGTGTACAGACGCGCTGATGGCGTAGAGGCTGATGACGTGACCCAGTTGGTAAGTCCTAGCCTTTACAATGTAACTTTTGTTGGAGGAAGTCATACGGTTCGAGTGACTTTCCTATCAGGAGTAGATGCAGATGACGTTATTACAATAGTCAGAAATACACCGCCAACAAGAATGAATCTTTATCAAAATGTAAACTTTACACCCAGTATGCTTAACCAGGACTTTGGTATTTTAACCTTAGTTGATCAGCAAGCTCAGATGTATGACACCATTGTTAATCCAGGCTATAACGTATCAGCAACCATCGATACTAAAGATGAGGTTCTACCAATTCTCACAGCCAATCAAGTGTGGGCAATGAACAATGCTAATGATGAAATTATTGCATACAATGTACCTGCTGGTGGTGGGTTAGCACCAGATGATGCGACGTATATTCTACAAGTAGCTAATTCAGAACTACCAAATGCTCAAGCTATGGGTGCGCTTGCTACAGGGTTTGTATACAACACAACAACTACGGGCATTCAAGCAGTACGAACGATTACAGGTACATCTGATGAAATAGACATTGCTAATGGCACAGGTGCAGGTGGAAATCCAACAATTGGTATTGCTGATAATCCTGTATTGCCAGGAACAGAGTCAATGATCCCACCTAAAGGAACAACGGCAGAACGCCCTGGATCGCCTATTGATGGGATGGTTAGATACAATACAACCATTCAAGCTTTAGAGGTATACGAAGCTACAGAATGGGATCAATTATCTGGCGGTGTTGTCGATACAGTTGTTGGTACAGCAAATCAGATTGATGTTGATTCTTCGGATGCGTCAAATCCTGTAGTATCTTTATCCAGCACGCTTGATTTTCCTGGAACAATGACTATTCAATCCTCTACGGTTATTGATTCTATTATTGATGATGACACTATGGCAACGGCCACTGATTCAAATATACCTACAAGTGAATCAGTTGTTGCATATATTGCCGCTACTGCCGGCGGAGCGGGGGGAAGTGACACCGAGATCCAATATAATAATTCTGGCTCTCTTGATGGTGATCCTGGATTTACTACAGATGGAGCTGGAACTTTAACACTAGTTGGACAATTTAATGTAGATAATCTAAGACTAGATGGTAATTCCATCACAAGTACTGATACGGCTGGCGATATAAATCTAACGCCTGATACAACGGGAGACTTAATTCTTGACGGGCTTAAATGGCCTCAAGCCGATGGCACAACTAACCAGCATTTAAAAACTGACGGTGCTGCACAGATTGGGTTTACTACAGCTACTTATGCGGACACTTATGATGCGAGCGAATTATTATATTCTAACGGTGCAAACACTGTTGAGGGTTTAACAACAGCCAATAGTGCGTTACTTGTGACTAACGCATCTGGTGTTCCTGCAATGACCGCTTCAATGACCGATGGCCAGATAATAATAGGTGTTACTGGTGGAACACCAGTTGCAGCAACCTTGACGGCTGGAGCAGGAATATCTATAGCTGAAAGTGCAGGTGGAATTACAATTGCAGGTACTGGTTCAGGCATTGGGTGGACTGAGGTTACAGGAACAACACAAGCCATGACTGCCGATAGTGGCTATGTGGCAAATAATGCAGGAACGGTGACGTTTACATTGCCCACAACTGCTGCTTTTGGAACAGTAATTAACGTAGTTGGAAAAGGTGTTGGCGGTTGGCAAATAGACCAAAATGCAGGGCAGAATATTCAGATGGGAAGCGATTCTAGTACCGTTGGTGTAGGAGGTAGTGTTGCTTCAACTAACGCTTTTGATGTGCTTGAAATGGTTTGTACGACTGCCGATACTGTTTTTACTGTTATATCATCAATAGGTAATATAACAATTGTGTAATAAAGGAGCATAAAGTGGCTACAAATAATGCTATAAATAACGACCTCAAGGTTGCTATAGGAACAAGTCTAAACTTGGGTTCAAGCACAACCATTACTGGTATGATTGATGATGATAGTTTTGCTACTGCGAGCGCAAGCGTGGCTGCAAGTAGCGAAAGTATTAAGGCTTATATTGATGCACAAATTCCTGATGTTGCTTTTACAACCATTGCAACACAAACATTTAGTACCAGCGGAACATATACCCCGACCTCTGGAATGAAGTTTTGTATCGTGCGTGCGGTTGCTGGTGGTGGTGGCGGAGGTGGAGCTGATGCAAATGCTGGTGCAACAGCCTCAGCAGGAAATGGCGGCGGTTCAGGTTCATTCTCCGAAGGATTATTTTCAGCCGCTACGATTGGCGCATCACAAGCGGTTACTATTGGTGCTGGTGGTACTGCTGGTTCTGGCGGTACTGGTGGCACAGGTGGTGTTACGTCGCTTGGTGCATTAATAACCACTAATGGTGGAACTGGTGGTGGTCAAGGGCCAGCAAGAGGCGCGCTCCTTCCAACCTCAACTATTGGAGCTGGTGGTGCAGTAGGTTCTGGTGGTTATAACAATTTTCGTGGTGCTCCTGGGGGGGTAGCTCTAGCAGGCAATTCTGGAAGTTCTTTAGCATCTGGTTTTGGCGCTTCATCTTTCTATGGAGGCGGTGGTTCACCAGTAATCAACGCAACTGCTTCCGGCTCATCTACAGCCGCCAATGGTGCAGGAGGGAGTGGCGCAGGTTCATTAACGACCGCTGCTGCTCAAACTGGCGGTGTTGGAGGTGGTGGCTATATAGAAATTATAGAATTTATTTAAGGACATAATATGAAAGCTTTGATTAAAAACAATCAGATTGTACAAGTTTCCGCAAATGAATTTGAAGTTCATCCCGATTATAAATGGATGGATTGTCCCGATAATTGCACTACTGAATGGGCCTATAGCAATGAACAATTTATCGAACCCGTTATTATTCCTGATCCAGTTGATTCTTTGCCGCTAAGAGAAGAAATGATAAAGGCTATGTGGAGATTTTGTTCTACTGGAGACAAGACTTCGATAGATGCAATTAAAGACCAAGTAGGGTAAATTATAAAATAATAATTAGGAGATAGGAAATGAAACTGCTGAAAGGAAAAAAAGCTGAATCAGGAAAAGGAATGCGTCACAATATTGAAGTAATGAAAGATGCAGGGTATTCTGATTCTAGGGCAGTTGGCGCAAGTTTTGGAGAAGTTGGCATGGCTAAAAAAGCTTCTCGTGATGAAAGCATGGCAATGCGTGGACGTTCAAGTCAGGCGAACTGGTAATGTCTTTCGTCTCACAATCTCAACGCAGAGCGTTGTATGCGAAAGACCCAAAGCTTGCAAAAGAATTTGAGTCAGAAACTCCTAAAGGGAAAAAACTTCCTGAAAGAAAAACTAAACCAAGGACGAAAAAATGAAAGGACGCGACAGAAGCGACACATCACCAGTAAGACGCTCACCAACACTTGTTCCTGATAGAGTGCAATATGAGCCTAATTTTGATGCAAAATATCAAACTGGCATGGAAACTGCACAGAACAAAGTGGGTAAAAAAGTTAAGCCACAAAGTAATTTGCGCTAAACAAATACTGGCGGCCTCAGGTTTTTGACCACTTCCTTTTTTCCTTTGGCTGCCACCCTATAAATATATGGAGATATTTATATGAACATATTCTCTTTGAAATTTTTAAAACCTGCAATAATTATTGTGGCTGCGGCTGCTGGTTTGGGTGCTTATCTAATTTCTCAAAAAAATGATTCTCCAGTAGAGCAAGCAGCAGAAGCCGTTTTGAGAACGCAAGGAATTGATATAGACCTTTCTCCAAATGATTGAGCTTACTCTTCCATGGCCACCTACCTCAAATACTTACTGGCGTAGAAATGGCTGTCGTTACTTTATATCCAAGCGCGGTCAAGACTACAGGGAGTTTGTAGCTAAAACGTGCTATCCGTATCAGGGCTTATTTGTCGCTGAGGATAGACTTCGCGTGCGCATTAAAGCGTACCCACCGGATAAAAGGCGTAGGGATTTAGACAATCTTTTTAAGGGGTTGCTAGATTCTTTGCAACATGCAGAATTATTTCCTGATGATAGTCAGATAGATAAATTATCAATTGAAAGAATGCCAGAGCATGAAGGAAAGATTATTATCTGCTTGGATTTAATTAAAAAGAAACAAATATGGATAGATATTACTAAAGGAGTTTAGTATTTATATTAAGGTGCCTTACGGTATGTTGCCCCGACATTACCAAATCGATTTTCTTCAAGCAGTTCGCCAAGGTAAGAACGTCTGCTCAGTAATTCATCGAAGAGCCGGGAAGGATGTCATCTCAGTTCAGGCATGGTTATTGCGTGCTTTAACTCGTGTCGGTACTCATGTATATCTGTTTCCCCTTATCCAGCAAGCACGAGCCGTAATCTGGAAGGGTATGGATTTTGATGGGCGGCCATTTTTGGCGGCAATTCCTGACGCACTCATTGCCAAAAAAAATGAAGCACGAATGGAAATCGAACTCATAAACGGTTCAAGGATGGTGCTAGGTGGAAGTAATAATTACAATGGTCTTATGGGCACAAACCCCGTTACCATTATTTACTCTGAGTTTAGCTTACACAACCCTTTGGCACGCCAGTATCTTAATCCCATCTTGGTTCAGAATCGCGGCATCGAAATATTTCAGTTCACGCCACGAGGAAAAAACCACGGATGGGAAGTCCTAGACACCGTTCGAGACAACCCTCGTTACTTCGTCCAACACTTAACCTGCGAGCAAACATTTCTCGATGAAGAGCGCACACAGCGCGTCATACCTGAATCATTCATTATCGAAGCCAAAGCAATGGGAATGTCCGAGGAGCATATCAGGCAAGAGTTCTATTGCGATTTTGACGTAGGAAACATCGGAGCATACTTCACGCGCGAAATGTCGGATATGGATCAAGAAGGGCGCATCACAACCCTAAAGCCAAATCCAAGTCTGCCGATACATACCGTATGGGATTTAGGCGGTACAGACGCAACCGCTTGCTGGATGTTCCAGCTTGAAGGTAAATTTATTAATCTGCTACACATTGTCCATGACTCAGGCCAAGGATTAAAATGGTATCTTGATAAAGTCGAAAAGATTAGACAATCATTTGGTTGCCGATGGGGAAATCACTTTATGCCCCATGACGTGAAACAAGCACACCAAGGATGGGAACAAGCCGAATCAAGACTTATGATTGCTCGACAACATGGTTGGTTCTTTCAGGTGACTCCAAAAGTAAATTTCGAAGACGGTGTGGAAGCGATGCGATACATCTTTCCAAAGCTGCGAATTGACAAGTTAAACTGCCAGATTGGGGTGCGAGCCATTCGAGAATATCAGCGCGAATATGACGACCTTCGGGCGTGTTATAAAAGCAAACCACTGGACAACTGGGCGACACACATTGTGGATGCTCTTCGGTATTTGGCGGTAAACTATCGCAGACTGTATGACCAGCCTCAAGCTCCGGTAACATACGCCACTACTCTCTAGTTGGATTTGTATCGACTAGAACGGACACGCCACGCTGCTGTTCAAAATTGGGTTCCTTAATGGGCTTTAATTTTGCTTTTTCATTTTGCTCATTCCAAAACTCTTCTACTTTTTGAATAAGAGTACCGCACATTTCAGCCAGGTATCTTATATTTAATTCTGTGTGACTTATTTCAAGAGCACAATCTTCAAGATATTGACAAAATATTTCTACATCCCTTGGAGGAACATATATACCAGCTTCTATTTTGAGTTTTCTTTGAATCTCTTTCTCAGCTTTAATTTTATCCCATGCTTCTTGATTGCGTGTTTCAAAATCACTCATTGTGCCATACCCCACCCTATTGATAAATCCGATTATTAATATAATCAGACATAGTATACCCTAGTCCTATCACATAAAATTAGTGTCGAGCTGTTTAAATATTATGCAAGGATGTCATCACTACCTAACCACCCCGACCGCCTGAATATACACGATGGAATGGGGGGAATGTCAAGACCTCACCTTCCTATTAACAAAAAGAGTTCCCAATTGCCTAAATTTCACGCAGTTCCGAAAACGACTGGTGGCCTTACTGAGAAAGTTGTAGCCCACCGGATGACCCATACCGACCCAAAAACCCTGTACCCCCCTCCCACTACCGACATCAAATTGAAATTGAATCTCAATGCCTCAACGGCTTGTTAATAGTAAGCGTGCGAGCTACCCCCAATAACAATAAAAAACAAAATTTGTTTATAAAATTAGTTGACAAGTATTGCAAGGTATGTTGTAATGCAATCTTTCAACGATATGAGGATGTCACACAATGAGAACATTATACTTTTACCATGAGCTTGAAGACATGTACGAAGAGCAGTTAAACGAATGCTATGAGCCTGTAAGCATATGCGGATTTAATTATGACCAAGGCCATGCGCTTCGCAATCTTGACCCTATCGCGTTTCGTTGCGGTGTTAGTGAGTGGGAAGGCGAAGAGTTTGACGAGATACATTTCAGCGATATGACGGAAGCGGAACGAGCAAACTATTATGCGGATGAAGGCGCGACCATGTATTGCCGTAAAGATGAAAATAATATTGATGACGAGGAAGAATAGCCATGAATTTATATGAAACTTTAAAAGAGGCAATCAGCGATTGTGATATCACTGGCAATAAAAGCGATGATGCTGTAATCGGCTATTTAAGCATGGTTTTAGCCTTAAAGACTGAACAAAGCGGATATGACAAGTTTATGGAGTACATGAAGAATTGCGCGGAACATGACGCTTGTGCGTTCGTCCGTAAGGTGATGGCAGCATGAGAATAGCAGAAAAATTAATCAGTGAAGGCAAGAGCGATTATAACCAGTCGCTCAACCATCCTGATATTGAATATCAAAGTACGCCAATATTTGATGTTGGTTACATGCGAAGGTTTAGGGATGGTAGTTTCATTGCGTTTGACAAAGAGGGTGGAAACGGAGTTGCTTACGTTGACGAATAGCCCTCTCAATAGGTCAGCCCCTTGAAGTTTAGGGTGCTGGTGTATCTTTGGGGTGGTTTTTGGGGTTTTGATAGGAATAATTGAGGTTTTATCTTTGGGGTGGGGTTGAGATTAGTAAAAATAGACTTAAACAAGGTTGAGTATGAGTTAGGCGTTAGTTATCACGAAGCTTTGAGCATGGTAACACGATTAGTAAATGAAGCTTACGACTTAATTAATGTTCTACAAACCAGAGTTTCATTACTTGAAGAATATGTACAAAAAACACAGGGGTACTTGTAATGGATAAATACGAATTATACGCAGTCGGTCATTATTTTAGTGAATGGCCTGAAAACATGAGCTTTGACGACTTCATGAATGCTTTAGCAACAGATGATAATATTCAAGATTGCTGGCCTGTAGTGCAATACGAAGGCATTCCAAACGAAGATATGGCCTATCTGATTAAAGATATGGTTGAAGGATTGAGGAGGGTATTTTAATGACGGCAATATTTGGATTAATGATGATTTTTATCGGCATGGCAGTAGGTAATTGGATTAAAAAGAGGGGGAAATAATGGAGTACATAAGCTTAGACCAGGATGATTTTAATTGCTTGGCTCGTGGTGGAGTAATTAAATTTGGCGATAGAGTAAGTATTTGCTTAAAAGATATCGGATTTAATCAAATGTATGAAGCAATAGAAAAAGCTGAAAAAGGCATTGATACCTATACAGGCCATGAGCATGAGTAGCGAATTAGAAATAAGGATAATCGATAAAATAGAAAGCCAAGTGAAGCACTGCTTTAGATTTTACGAAGACCATGAACTAGAAGACAAGTTAATTGACCTTTGCCGTGAATGGTTTTTTAAAGGATTTACAGGTGGAATTACCCATGAAAGAGAACAACAACAAAAGGAGAAATAAGCAATGAGAGCAATTGAAACGAAGCAGAATCTATTCAAAACGCACTTGACGAGCATGAGAAAGACTGCAAAAACAAAAGTAATTGCGGAGCTAAACTTGACATCCTCCCCGCCCTTTAGGGCGGGGATTCCTACGGTGAATAGACTTTCATCTAATACACTTCGGAGGGTTCGTGATTCAACAAGACTGCCCAGGGGATTTAAGCTTGGTTTTCGCCGTAAATATCCCACAATGGGGATTTTTACGACTATGAGTCAACTCATATCCCCCAGGTCTCACATTCTCTCCACACGCTTTACTTTTGGTCTATCTGACCATAGTCCAATTAAGGAAAGAATATGTTAACAGAAAAAAACAAAAAATCAAGAGCGCTGGCTTACATCCCCGGCCTGAAGGCCGAGGTTTTACGCCATGCCTGATAAACACTAAGGGGTAAATTATGAAGGTCGGGTACGCACGTACTTCGACCATCGATCAATTAGCAGGACTTGAGGCACAATTAAGGGATTTAAAGGCCGCTGGATGTGATGAAATATTTCAAGAACACGCATCAGCGGTAAAGCAGAGAGATGGTCTAGATAAAGCTTTGGCGTTCGTTCGAGAGGACGATACGCTGATAGTCACCAAGCTGGATAGATTAGCACGATCAGTGCCTGATTTATACCGCATAGTCGATATACTCAACGAGAAAAAAGTCAATTTACAAATCATTACGATGGGCATAGACACAGGAACAGCAGCAGGAAAGGTTATGCTTACCATGATGGGCGCGTTTGCTGAATTTGAGCGTGAAATTATGCTTGAGAGGCAGAAAGAAGGAATTGCGAAAGCGAAGGAGAATGGGAAGTACGGAGGCAGAAAGCCTTTGCCTACTGAAATTGTCTACACGGTTGAAACTTATTTGGAAACCGGAGTTTCCAAAGTCTGGATAGCTAAAAAAATGGGGATCGGTGAAGCTACTGTGTACCGAATTGCCAAGAAATGGCGTAACAAACCGCGCTCACTTTGAGAGCGCGGACGTAAGGGCATCGTCAATCAATTTCAATGCCCTTTCAAAGTCTTTTCTAAACGCTTTCTGTATCTTCAATTTTTTTATGTTGTTCAATTTCCAGTTCCTTTTTATTTTTGCCTACTGCGTCCAGTAGCTCAGCTCGCGCTGATTCACCTTTCACACTAGAAATATCAAAAAACTGGCTTCTATCTGCCATACCATCCTTGATAGACTTATAAATCCCTCTCAAAGTAACGATTTCCTGAGGGATTGTAGCATCGAGTTTATGGCCTAACCGCTTCTCTATGTGTTCCGTTTTAACTCCGATTTCATCAAAGGCCATGACCAATTTTCTGATCTGATCGGCCATTGGAATATCACTTGATTCCATTGTCTTGCCACATCTAGTAACTGCTGCGTCCACTACATCACCAGGAACAACGCCTAAAATACACGCCCTCAAACGCCTCGCGCCTTGGTTAGCAACTAACTCATAAATATCTCTTGAATCAGTTAATCGCTTCTTTCCCTGCTTAGTATCTCTACTATGAGGAACATGAAATGTTTTAACCACTCGCGTATTGGTTTCAAGATCAATCGCATATGCTTCTGCAACTGACATGCCATTTTCCTGACTTATTTCTCTAACGCCACAATCTATATTTCCCCAGCTTCTCGCCAACTCTTCTGCTAAACGGATAGATGGGCCAGTAACTAATTGACCGCCTCTAGGGTAGGCATACATAGCCTGTTCAGCTAAAAACGGCCTTTCACACGACTTCATAATGCGCATGTAGGAGGCATTCTCGTCTCTTGGAAACTTTTTTGCAATCACATAAGCCGCCTGAACTTCTGCTACCGCTCTTGATTCTGAAACATTCATCATCGAATTGTTTGATTGTTGCTTGTTTTCAAATCCCATATTTTGTAATTCGTTGCTCATTTCTTCACCTTTTTAGTAGTTATGCTTTTCACAATGCCGGATTTTTCATCAATTTCAATAGGAACATAACGCTCTTCAGAAATAGAGCTAATTTCTTTGTCCGCATTTTCAGTCACCAATTGCTCCGTTAATTGATGAACCAAAAGTTCAAGGTCTTTAACTCTGACGTTTAGCGCGTCAAAGGCCGTGGCCATTCCTTTGTCATGTGCCAATAAAATGGCTACATATCCAAGAACGTCTTCAAGCACTAACTCAACAGGAACACTACTAGGATGAACTTTTAGTTTTGTTTTTTCATAGTATGATTTACACCATACAGCCAAATTACTAAATGTATTTTCTTTATTCATTCTCAAATCCCTCGTCAATTGTTGCGTATTTAGGTATGGTTAATTTGCTGATCCCATAATCAGGCCAAACATTTTTATCGTAGCAAATTGCGATACGCTCCATTAATGCGTGAAACATATCAATACCAAACTGTAGCGCATCATCGTCGAGCATGTACAATCCGATGGCATGTGGCTTTGTTTTCTCGATACAGATAAAAACGAAATTATGGAATGGCTCTCCAAGGCTCTTGAGAGCCTCATAGAGCATAGCAGCCTGTAAGAAGTACCCATACTTATAGGCTGACGCCTGAAAGCTTCTAAAACCTGCGTCTATGGTCGTTTTAAGGTCTGAAACAATTCGACCTTGCCATATATCCGGCCTAGCCTTGCAGATTAATCCAGTCGCCTCATGCTTCCAGTAGATTGATTTTTCCATTTTGGCATCGCGCAGCAAGTCGCAAACGGTCGAATTACCCATCAAGGCTCGATTCATATCATGGGCTAAATCCATAGTCTCAGGCTTAACCAGCGTTTTGTTGCCAGCTTCAAGCATTACCTGCGCGTACAGCTCTTTGCCTGATTTAGTTCGCTTATCAATGTTTGGCATTACCATGTATCGGTCGTTAAAGGTATCAGGCTCTAAGGTCATAGCATGCACCACATCACCTAAAATGAATGCTTCTTTATCGCCTGGTGGCTCATATTGTCCACTTATCTTTTCATACCAAAATTTGTACGGTAATTGCTTAAACGTCCATAAGCCTGAACGCGACAATCCTTCGCTCGCGTGATACTGCGCATTAGTTAGGTCAAAAATTCCCAACGATTGTGTCATGGCGGTTGTCTCCTAATTTAGTTCTTGCATATTGTCCTATTATATATTATATTTGTCAACTAATACTGACAACAAAATAAGGTGGGCAAATGACATTACAAGAATTAAAGGACAAATTGGGTACGTGGATGGCAGTTGCCAACGAGCTTAAAATATCTCAAAGTGGCGTAACGTACTGGAGAAAGCGCGGATCAATTCCTTACTCTACGCAATTATTGATTCAGGACAAGACCAAAGGTGCTTTCAAGGCTCGAAAAGAAGATGACGTTCAACCAACGAAGGAATGATAATGGCGATTTTAGATAGGGATATTTATTTACGAAACCACGTTATGGGTGTTCTTGTAACGTACAGGGATAAGGGCTTGAATTACAGCAATATGGGTGAGCTTGCGGACGCGATAACCGAGGCTGTTATTCAGGGCGAAGACAAATGGCGCGAAGAAAATCTTTGCGAGCAAGTGCGAGAAATGGGTGAGGACGTGCCGCAATGAATACAAGCAGAATAGCTTTAGTAACTAGAAGTTGCGATGGTCATAAGGCATCCATTGAAAGCGATGGGTTTGATTTTTATTTATGTTGCAATGAGAAAAAACTGATGATTGCTGATAATGAACTATATGTGATGATAACGGAGTTTATGAAAAAACATTACGGGGATTTAAATGATAATTGAATTTGAATTACAAGGAAGCAGGGCGTTACACAAAGGGATATTTGACACCACTGGATTTTGGGTTAAATACGAAGAGGAAGGAGAGCATGTTCTCAATGATGTTGGTGAGCCTGTTTGGCGCATTGATGGGTATAAGATATTTAGTCATTTCTCGTTTTCTTACTTCCACCATGACAAATCAGTCTGTGACTTGGTTTATAGTCGGCTTATCAGTGTGCTGCGTGGTGCAAATAGTGTTGATATCGAAGCTGTTGGGTATTTTAGGAAGGTGAATAAGTAGATTCGATTTCTATTGTGAGGCATAATTACTGAAAGTTAACTGCTGGTTACAATCATTGTCCCCAGCATGGGAACTAAATAAGTTGAATAATTACTCACCGCCAAGTTAGCTAATTATTCTAGGTACAACCGGATGCCATGTTTGGCAAGTAACGGCACGAGCATCCAAACTCTTAGGACAATTATAACCATGAATCCGTCTGATAACAACAACGACTCGCAAAGATTCACACCTTATCGCGCAGTAATACCCTTTTATATCCTCTACGACTTAGACCTTAATGCTAATCATTTACGCCTATATGGGCAAATAGAACAAATGGAATCAAATCCTGATCCAAAGGTAAACGCAACCTTTTCCTATGCGTGGCTTGGTGAGCAATTAGGGATAAACAGGCGTAACGCCATGAAGATGGCAAAGATTCTTATCGATAAAGGATACATTGAACATACCGAAGTAAAGAAAGGAAAGTACATTTGGAACACCAAAAAGAAACCAATAATTATTCAAGACGAAGATGAGGGGTGTCTCCCAGAGACACCACCCCAGTGTCTCCCAGAGACACCACCCAGTGTCTCCCAGAGACACCCAAAGATCCCAGAAGATAAGATCCCAGAATCTAAGAAAACCCCTTATGTGTTATTTGAGGAGTTTTGGAAGTTATTTCCAACTAAAAAAGAACGCAAAGAATCGCTAGAAATATGGAAGAAAAACGGACTTGAGAAAATAGGACGAGAGATAATTGAAAAACTTAAGATTCAGAAATCAGAAGACGACCAATGGATAAGAGGGTTTAACCCACATGGTCCAAAATACCTTCGCAAAGAATTATGGAACGATGAAATTAGCAAGCCAAAAGTATTTCAGTTAGCCGTAGTCAAACCTAAATCACAGGAATACGACGATACAGACACCTCATGGATTGAAGGGGTGAGCTTATGAAGCATATCTCAAATTTAATTGACCTAACGCAAATTAAGAGTGAGAAAGAGCGCATGGAGCTACCAACAAAAGAAAGCGCAGAGGTCATTAACTGGCTATTCAAAGAGCTACGCAGCAACTTTACCGCATTTAAACAAGCATGGCCTGACACGGAAACCTATAACCAAGCTAAAAAGACATGGTTAAAAGCGTTTGTGTTATCTGGCATAAACCGAATCGAGCAGCTACAGCATGCTTTAAACAAATGTTATTTGATGGAAAAGCCCTTTGTTCCTACGCCCGGTGAGTTTATAGCATGGTGTAAACCATCCCCTCAAGATTTGGGTTTTCCATCAACAGAGGAAGCCTATTTAATCTCAATCAAAATGAATATTCAGTTTTCAGATTATAGGCACAATGATGACCGTGTTGACGCTGTTATCCGGCACGCAATAGGTCAAATATGCCCATCAACCTATAGGGAAATGAAAATTGATAACGCTAAAAAGACATTCAAAACCTATTACGATATTGCTTTAAGGCAGTTCATCGATGGTGAGTTGAAGATAATACCTAGAGCATTGCCAGAGAAGGCAGAGGCGCATCCAGCAGACAAGCCAAAGTCGGACGAAGCAAGAAAGAAAGCAATGGAATCCATAAGGAGCATGGGAATTAATGTCAAAAGGACTGACAACGGAGCAATGCAAGAGAATCCTGTTTAACCTTTCATTAACGTAAGCGGAATTCTCCATCCAAAACGCGTAGCGTTTGGGTGGCGATGGATAGCGTTTATTTGCACTTACCCAGCTCCTTGTGTTATTATTTCTGCCGTACTGTGGTGGCAGGAAATGCTATATCTGTAATGTGAACCCGTGTGACTATACTGTCGGTACCAGTGTTGCATCCAAAAGGCTCTAGCATGCTAGAGTGGGTCGGATGAAGCCCCAACCAGAATGACGTAGTCATTTGGTGGAGGGTATTTCACCGGTTGAAGCCTTAGAGATTCACGTCAAGCAGAGCATAGCCAAAGGGATGTTCATAATCGACACCCCTTTGAGTGAAGGAATTAAAATGGGATCTCGGAGTCGTCAAAGTCCTGCGCAGGTTGAGGAGCAGCAGCCTTCTTGCCACTACCGGAAGCCGTTTGTCTGCCCTGAGTGGAGGAATGATTGCCATTGTCGCTTGGCGCAGATAGCAGAATAAGGTCATTAACCACGATTTTAGTCGCGTAACGGGTCTGGTCGTCCTTCTGGTATGTCTGATACTGAATCGCCCCGTCTAGGTACAATTTCGAGCCTTTGGTGACGTATTGCTGGACTATCTCCGCGAGCTTCCCAAAACACACACAGGAATGCCACTGCGTGACTTCTTCCTTATCCTTACGCTTTTCACTGGTAGCAAACGAAAAGCTCGCCACGGCCATCCCAGCAGCCGTAAATCGCGTTTCTGGGTCTTGTCCTACTGCTCCAATCAATGTAACTTTATTTACAGAACGCACCGTCTTTACCTCTCTTTTTAAGTTTATACGATATGACTTCGCCTTTTTCATTCACCCCATATTTCCCTTCATACCCCTTAATATCTTCAAATTCGCCCATTATTTAAACCCCTTGGGTATAATGGCGACTGTGCTTATAACCCTTATTGTTCCTGTACTTTTGATTATTATCTACAGGTTTATTCACCGAAATTGTGGATAAAGTTTTCACTATTTCCTTGCTTCGGCACTCACACCTTTTGTCATAATCCTCAATTCTGCGCTGTAACAATTGCAAGTCTTCACTCCACAATGCCTCAACGCGCGCAATGTATTCTTTACCGTTTATGCGCGAAACGTAGGCCATTGAAAGCGCGCCTATCATTCCACCTAGTAAACTTGCGTAAAAAACTGTACAAGGCTCTATCCATATCATTTTGCTCTCCTTAAGGGTTATAATCACCGCGCCAGTGGTTATTGGTATGCTCCTACAATGCGGAATGTCTGTTTATACTTGGTTGGTAGGCCAGACATTACCGCATTGAGCGTTTCATACGCCTCAGTGAACGACTGGAAGCATCCCAGCTCTTTCCAACGCTTCGTGAAGCTCTGTTTGCGATACAATTTGTACATTTGCGTTATCTCCTTTTAATTTTACAAAGTGCTGTTTTAAGTCAACGAGCTTTTCAAAGCCTCCGTTGATTTCCTGTGGTTTAGCCACATGATAGAACCCCCATTGCTCGACTTGAGGCAAGTACACAATCTTGAAGCCTCTATCATCTACCCACTTACACAGGTTTATCACGTCTTGTACAGTCCATGTTCTCATTATTTTTCCCCATTATTATTTTTTGTAATCCATGAAATATAATCAGCATGATATTGCCTAATCATTTTTGGCATATCTTTATGGCGAGTCCAATTTTTATCATATACAGCTATCATGTATTCTATTTTAAATTCTCTTTCGCATAATTTTGCTGCCAAAATCCTATAAACTTGTTCCACCCTTGCGCATGATAAGCCGTATAGTTTTGCTACTTCTCGGTAAGTTTTACCAGTTGAAACTTCCAAAGATATTTCTACATTTCTTAAATGATGACTTTTACTAGGCCATCTGTTTATCGGATTAAACCCCAT